TGGTGTCCGTGCGCCTTGAAGTATAGAACAACGGCGTTGCCAAACACATCGGCAAGACACTCCGCTACTTCTTCCTTCGAGCCGCCAACCATCGCTGGCATCATGCCCATCGGAGCACCGTGTGCGTGCTCATGTTCAATTTCAATTTCCATGACTATCCTTGTCTAGGTTACGGCGCGTTTGGTGCCGGTGGCTCAATAAGCTGTGGCTCGGGAGCTGGCGCCGTAGGCGCTGCCTCTGGAGTCGGTGTCTCTGCGACGGGTTGTTCTGCTGGTGCTTCAGGCACCTCTGGCGCCTGACCTCCCTGCAACATCTGTTCAATCTCCGGTGGGATTGGCGCGACGCTCTGCGCCTGCTGCGCTTGACGTGAAGCGTTGATGACGTTCGGAGCGATCGACCCAAGCACTGCTTCGGCAAGTTCGGGACTGATCATACCTTTTTCCAGCACCATACGAAGAGCAACTTCGTCTGGGCTTGGCGCGTCTGCCGTGCTGAAGCCATGAGCGCGTCGCCATGTGTCGTAGCTAACTGCGCCCTTCTCAAAACCAGCGTCTGCGTCTGCAGCACGGTCATTGCGAGTTGAAACCTGCGATGGGTCGTACCAGATAACGATGCGATCAACGTCTGCGTCGCTATACCCGCTTGCCTTTAGGTATGGGCGTAGGTAGACAATCGTCAGCGCGTCTGCGATAAGAAGCATCAGCGGTTCGATGTGCGACTTGTACAGCGACTCGTCAATCTGCATTGCGTTGCTGTACTTGACGTTTGCAAGACCGGTGACGATGTCCTTAGGAACGTCAAGACCTTGCATAATTCGCTCAAGAACTCTGTCTGATCGCGCCGCAAGGGCAGGGTCAAAGCTACGCTCGAACTTGAACTGCTTGATCTTGTCGCCAAGTTCAGCAGGTCCACGAATAATCAACGGGACAACTGCGCTTGCGCTGTCCTCGTCACGGATCGGCGTAGTCATCGCGTCGATGAGCTGATCCTCAAACTCGTCAGCGGATTCCTCGGGATTGAACGGACCTTCGAGGTCGGTCTCGTCATCGTAAGGGTAGTCGGGATCGGGGGACGCAGCTACGCTGAGTCCGTCCGGCAGATAGAGCGCACCAGCGTTCAGACGGGAACGCGCCGTCGCACGGAACGTGCGATTTAGAAGCAAGAGTTCTGCACAGAGGTCAAGAAGACCACGGAGTGAAGAATCCGCTTCGTCAGAGAATCGCGGGTGCGCACGCCAGATGCGACCAACGAACGACTTGTCTGGGAGAGGAATCAACCCCTTCTTCGACGCGCCTGCACCTGACTGTCCACCAGGCAAAAAGTCTCGGCGAGGAGCGATTGCGTAGTTGAACTTCGAGTCAACCTGTACCTCATCGACCGAGCGAATGTCCCACGACTCGGGAATCCCTGAACCGGGGCGGGCGGGCATCTGCACAAGATAGCACTCACCAGTCACAGACAGGTTCAACGCCGCGTCGCGAAGAAGACCAGCCTGACCGCCGTATGCAGAGTCAAGACGAGCAAGGGCGCGTTCAGCAGCCTGAGCTAGACGTTCATCAACCGCTGTCGAGTTGCGAACGGACACCGGAGTCTCGGCTGGGTTGTCTACAACTGCTGCGTAGAGGCGAATACGAGATACAACGCTTGCGACCAAGTTGAACGCATATTTGATTTCACCAATTGCGTCGTAGTATTCCCAGGCCTCAGTCTGCCACGCGGAGGACGTAGACGCTCGGCGCATCTTGAAGTACTCGGCCTCGCCTTTATCGTTCAGCTTTACCTGAGCAGCGGCGGCAGTCAGTGCACGAGGAGCGGAGTACACTGCGGATCGCGCAGACGTCCCGTCGGACTGTTGAATGTACTCAACCGTGCGGAACGGCGGAGTCGCCGTACGCCTTGTTGGTGGTACCGGTTCTCGGCGGAATACGCCCATTGAGTTCAATCTCCTCGTGTCGCTGGTAACGGAGCTAGCGGAGGTGAGCTGTCTTCGCTCACTTTAGCTCCTAGCTAACGCGGTTCAGTAAGCCTGTGATCGCCGATAGCGAAAGCACGCTACAGACGAACAACGTTGGCTCGGGTGTGATTTTATACATAATCATCACAGGCGATGATACCCAGAAGCTCGTGCACCAGTCGCAGGTGATGAGATAGCCGAGTCCATTTCCGTGCACGGGATGCTTCGCCCAGATGCGGTCGCGAAACTTCATAAGAATCACGTCGGTGGTGATCAGCCTCGTGATGCGGAACACCGCAAGGGCAAGAATCGTATAGTCAATCAATCGTGTCATTCAATTGGGTCCTTCGTCGAGTAAACCGTACGGTACGGATTCCAGGAGCGTAGTCTGCTTCCGCAGCCACAGTTTTCGTCCTTTTCAAAGACGATCACCTTCCCAGAAAGGGTGCGCAGCCGAGATGGCTTCGCGCGATTTTTCTGCGTCTGAAGTGACGCGGGGTCGTATTTCTCCTGAAAGATCAGCATCGGCCCAGATGGAGAGTCAGCGGCAATCATTACGGTCGCCTCGGTGATGACAACCCGAACAGCGTCTACACGTCGTGAATGTGGCGCGCTGGATAGTACGGTCAGCTCCTCGTATGTAAGTGCGTCAAGTTCATCGCTCTGTGGAGCGACAAACACCCTCGCGGGAAACAAGTCAAAGACGATCTGCATCGTGGTCTACCTTCCTAATCTTCGCGCCATGGCGCGATACGTCACGCCGGCGGCGATGGACAATTCTCGTACGGACGCACCTGTGCGATACAGGGACACGCACAGTTCGGTCAGCTCGCGGTTCGCCCGAGCATACGTGTTGTTCGGACTCGTTCGCGCTCGGTACCGCCTCGCCAGAGGAGCCAGTTGAGCAATTCGCCGTTTGTGAGAAACTGAGACGACGGGAGCCGATGGATCATAGACACGGCGATGTCGATGCGGATTGTCAAGCGACGCCGAGTGCGGGTCGGAGGAGACGGCGGCGGAGGGCGAAGGGTTCAAACTTTCCGCCGCAGGTATTGATGCAGAATGAGAAGAAGAGGGAGACGAGGGTGGAAGGGGGACGGGTTGTGTGAGCGGGGCGGTTGCGCTCTGCGGGGACAATACCCACGCGCGAACAGATGACCTTTGCTTCGGCGGATCCCACGCCGCGGCGATCGCGGCGAGCGACCAGCCCGCCTCGTGCAGCGCACGGGCACGCGCCTTGAGTTGCGCACCAATCAACGCGCGGAGCAAAACACATTCCTCGGGCGGAAGAATCTGTCGTGCGCCTGTCTTCATCTAAGCCATTGTATCACTACGTCCTCGTGTACAACAATACCGACGCGCGGAAAAGTTCGTCTCGGGCGCGGAGCGCCTACGAGGACGAACTCGGCAAATGCGCCGCGGGAGAGGAAACCTTGTACAAAGAGGGGGAAGTAGTACAATAAGGTAAAGTCAACTTGGTGATTGAGATGGCAGACGTATATTTGGTGCGCCTCAGAAAGCGTCTCCAGGCGGCATGGCCTTGGCCTTGGCCAACCCTTGCGAGAGGCTGCAGGAGCGGGCGTGGCGCGGCCAAGGCATTGAAAGTAGCTGGCACTAAGGCTGGCCTGGGCTGGCCTTGGTGGAGAGGCTGTGAGTGGCCTAGGAGAGGAGGCCTGTGAGGCCTGCGATGGCCTGGCTGGCTGGCGCTGGCTAGCAGGCTGGCCTGTCAGTGCCTGCCAGGGCGCGTGTGAGGCCCTTGGAGTGACTGTCGGAGCCAAAGTGGAGGAATAGGCCTAGGCCATGTAGCAGGTCTCCTAGGTGATCGTGGTGATTGTGGCGTGGTGCAGAGGCAGGCAGCAGGCAGGCAGCAGGCAGGTGGCGCTGGCAGGCAGCGGCCCCGGGCAGGCTGGCGGGCCATGGCAGAGGCTGTAGGAGCGGCTTGGAGGCCGCTAAGGCCTAGGCCCCGGCCGGAACCATATATTGGGTCGCAGCAGGGCAGTGGAAGCAGGCCGCCTGCCCCGGGTGAACTGTGGCCATGGCCAGAGGCCACCGCACGGCCGCACGAGTGACGCGCGGCGGCCCGCATGGGAAACAGGCCTTGGCGGCCTTGGCGGGCAGCCACACCGCCATGAGCCGCACAGGGGGGCGGCCAGCCATTGATGACCATTGGCAGGCCATGGGCCTGACCGCATGTCAGGCCGCGAAACTCAAGACCGTATAGTGGCCTTCATGAACACCACCGCTTCACCTTCAGACAACATCCCGCGTGACCCCTCGTTGGGCGCGCCCACTGCACCGCGAGTGCGCATGAACTCCGCATGCGCCGCGGACCCCACCGCAGGCGAGCCGTTCCCGCAGGTCGGGTCCACTGTCGCCGACGTGGTTGACTTCCTCCGCACGGTGACCGAGGGTCCCAGCGCAGAGTTCGCACAGAGCCTGGTCCGCTACTACGACAAGCACGGCGAGCTGACGGCCAAGCAGTTCACCTACGCCTACCGCATGAATCACGCTCACGTTGAGCGAGAGATGGCGATCCGCAGTCGGAACGCGTCGCATGACTGGGTCATGACGGGGTCGGAGAACTACTACAACAACAGCGTCCTCGGCACCTACTCGTACAGCGACTTCTTCTGCTGCAGCAAGTGCGGCGCGATCGGCGAGCGCCACTACAACAAGAACTACTCGGGCGACTGAAAGGCGAAGGCGCGAAGGCGTCGTCAGTCGTCGATGACGACCGTGACGTTGTGGTCGTCGCTGAACACCGCAACGAGCGTGTCGGCGTCGACGATGCCTGAAGCGCTGAGGCCTCGGTCGGACTGGAACGCCTTCACTGCGAGTAGCGTGTGATCGCCGTACCAGCCGTCCTTGTCAGTGCGCGCCTCGGTGTACCCGAGCTCAACGAGACGGCGCTGCAGATGGTGAACCGTCAGCGACTTGCGAGTGACGCGACTCTTGTAGACACACCGCGAGAGGAAGACCTCGTCGGTGTCGCCCTTGCCAACGACAGCGCGCGCTGCAGCAGCAACGGGAGCGCGTCGTGGCGTAGCTGCCGCAGCAGGTGCGGCGTCGACGACAGGCTTTGACGAAGCGTCAGCAGGGGCGTCAACAGGAGCGTCCGCTACCTCAAGCGTCGGCTCCTTCTCGTCCGCAATGCTGTCGACGATGACGTCGTCGTTGATCGGTTCTACGTTCTCTGGTTCAGTGTTCATTGGAGTGATTCTACCTTTCGGTGCAGTGGCGATTACCGTGGCCTAACGACGCGAGCGCCGCCCTGGCCACCACGGAACGCTGGCAGGCGACGTGCCGCCGGCGACTTTGCCTTGATCGTGCCACCAACAAAGCCCGCAGGCGGTTTGATGAGTAGCGCAGTCAGTGCGTGAACAAGCGCGTCAACTCGGTCAGGCGACTTCCCTTCGCCTGGGATCCACGCGCACATTTGCGACTCGAGGTCACCGAGGTATCCAACGTGATGGACGCGATTCTGTTCGTAGGCGAGCGTGACAGGCTCTGCCCGCAATGCCTTTCCGTACTTTGAGTGAACCTCGAGCACCTTGACGCTCGGGTCGATGGCGTTGATCGCGTTGCGAACAAGCGCGCCGCCTTGGTTGACTTCCGCAACGACAGGGCACGACCACTTGCGCGCCATTTGAACTACCTTGTTTGCCCACTGCTCTGGAGAACCGTGAATGGTTGCGTCCTCAAGCACCCAAGCATGGCGCTTGTAGAGATCGCGATCGCCTGATGAAGCGCAGACGACGATGCCACATTCGTCGCGAGGGTTCTCAGCGACGCTTGGGTCGACGCCAATGATCCGCAATGGCGTTCCGACAGGGTACGCGGTTTCACGACCGCGATCAATCAATTCAATCGTCCACAGCGCGCCTTCAACGTCGTCGAGCATCTCGCCGTATAGCTCCTGCGCAGCAAGACGCGTTCCTTCGTAGACGCCAACAATCGTGTTGAGGTACGCCGCAGACAGGTTGCCAGCGTTGTCAAGCGTTGAGCCTCGAGACACGACGACGCGTCCTGGATAGTTGTCCGCTTCGCGAAGTAGCGAATAGAGAAGCGGCACGCGCTTTGGAGTCGTCGTCACCATGATCTTCGGATTGGCGCCAAGGCGCGTACCGACGCGAAGGTTGTCAAACGCAGTCATGCCAGCGGCGTCAGGCGTCTGCCTCCACGCCGCGATCTCGTCGCCCCAAGCGTGAGTGAACTGCGGACCACGAAGAGAGTCAGGCTCGTCCGCAGTGAAGCAAGTAGCCGTGTTGCCGTTCGGCCAAGTCAAGCGACGCTTCGAGGGTTCGTAAAGTGGCTTTTCACTTGGCGGCGAGACGTTCATGATGCCGGACTCGCCTTCAACGATGACGTCGCGAACGTCAGCCGCAGTACGAGCGACGAGCGCGAAACGTCGTTGGCCAGTCGTCGTGTACTTTGCTTCCTCACGAACCCACTCTGCCGCAGTGCGCGTCTTGCCGGCGCCTCGTCCCGCAAGGAACATCCAAATGTTCCAGTCTCCTTCAGGGATCTGCTGCTCCGGTCTGCCCCAAGCCTTCCAGTCCCAAAGCAGCGCGTCCATGTCAACGCCTTGTAGCGCAGCGCGTTGCTCTTCAGGCGACAGCGCTGCAATCTGCTCCATGAGACTTTTTCCCATGCCGCAATTGTATCACTCCTGTGTACAGGGTGTGATCGGTTCTCACCGCTATAGCTTATCCGCTACCCAACACTCGCCGTTCCACCACACGACGCGCTTGACGCCTGCCTCGAGCAGAAACGGAGTGCATCGCTTGCACGGATGTGAAGCGAGCAGTCTGCCGCGGCGACCCAAGCGCGCGACGTAGATCGTTCCTCCGCGGCCAGCGCGATACGCGCGAAGTACAGCGCGAACCTCAGCGTGAACAGATTGCTCTGGGTACGGCGCGACTTTGTTCTCGTTCCGCAATCGGTTTGACGCAGAGACGATTCTCCCGGCAACGACGACAGTCGCGCCGACGCGAGTGCGATGCGTCGAAGTCTCGGCGGCACGGACAGCGCGCATAGCGTAGCGACGCTCGTTGTTAGAGACAGAGCTGTCGAAGACGAAGAAGCGCTGATGAAGCTTTGGGTCGTTGCCGTTCACGGATTGTTCGGAAGTCGAAGAATCGCGCCGTGAAGGATCGTGTCGTCGGTGACGCGTGCAGACGCCTCGAGCGCGCGTTGAGCCGCTGCCACGTCGCCAGAGCAGTACCGCGAGGCGATCTCAGAGGCCGTGTCGCCCCTTTCTCCAGCGATGATGGTTGGTAACCCGGTTTCTGGGTTTAGGCAGGTGTAGTGGGCAGTGGAGCCCGCCCCGGGCAACAGCGCGACGAAGAGCACGATGGCTGCCGCGATGAGCGTTGACCGCTGGGCTGAGTTCGCCTCAACCCAGCGGGCGCGAAGGCCTCGCATCAGAAGCCGAACTTCTTTCGGCACTCCGGTCCGAGCATCAGCTCGCGTGAGCGCTGATCGGTGAGCTCGGCGCCGCAGGAGCCGCAGCAGGTGTAGTGATCGCCGAACAGCTTGGCGTAGGCGTAGGCGTCCTTGCTGACGAGACCCACGATGGCGCGCACGCTGGCGGCCGACATCCGCGAGCGGTTGAAGCGACCAGGCGCACCGTGAAGCTGGCGCATGTAGAGCGTGCCCTGGAACTCCTTCAGCTCGACGAACACGAGGTCGCCGGTGAAGCGGTCGTCGGCGTCGCTGAACTCGAGCTCGCTGGTCGGGATCGCGTAGCGCGACTTCGGGATGCTGGCGAGCATCTCCTGGAACGGCGAGCGGGTTGCTGCTGCGCGCTTGGGAGCTGCGAGGAATGCGTCGATGTACGCGCCCGCTTGCTTCTTGGTCAGCTCGCCGACCTCGATGAGCTCGATGCACTCGCTCGCCTGCTCGGCGTCGACCTGGCGCTTCGCGACGAGGTCGCGGATGTACCCGATCTGCTTTTCGGTGGCCATGTGGCCCGCGGTCGTTGTTGTCATTTTTCTGTCCTTCCGTCGTTGCCAGTGTCCCTGGCTGGTATGAACCAATATAACCGCTTTAGAAATGCAAGTAGCACGACCGTCTGCGGCCTCCCTGTCACTCAGTGACCTTGTCTTGAGGCACGGCCTGAGAATTGATTTGTTCCCGCTGCCGCTGCCGCCGCGGTCTCTCTGCCGCTCACACTCCGCCGTGTCTCGGCGCTGGGCTCGTCTGCGCGTGCTCAGTCTCCGAGACGCAGAGGGTCAGCGCGGGGCGGGTGTCGCCATGCCGCCTGCCTGACTTTTCGGGTGACCGTTTCTCACAGGTCTTCACCACGCTGGGTGCCCTCTGCGCCTCGGACACTGACCGAGAGGCTTTCCGCCCCTCGGCCAGCGCCGACCTCGGCTCTCAGACCGCGTAGGCCACTCGGTAGCCGCGGGCCATCTTGCTCCACCGCTTCTCCTCGGCGAAGGCAACCGCTGCCTGGCTCGAGTAGAACTTGTGGACGCTGCGTGCCCTGGTGGCCTTCTCGGCCATTCCCCATTCGCACGTCACGGTCGTGCCGTCCACCGTGATCTCGTACACCTTCTGCTTGCCCTGGGCTCCTCGGCTTCCGTCCGAGATCTTCAACAGGCACCACTTCTTGTTCATTGTTTGTCCTTTCGTCCGTGGCTGGTAAGAACCAATATAACCACTTTAGTTTCTTCTCTTCGCCTCCGCAACAGCTGCCCGAGGGCTCTCGCCCCCGGGCCTCTGCCGCCGCGTTGTCAGAACGCGTAGTCGGTGCGGAACGCCGGCGTGTTGGTGAACACCATGGCGTTGGCCCAGGAGCCGCGGCGGTAGGTGCCGTCCTTGCGAAGGCGGAGCGTGAAGGTCTCGCCGTGGGGGTTGTTCACCGCTGCCTTGTATACGACGGGGAACTCGCCGCCGACCTTGTCGCCCTGCGCGCAACGGCGGAGCTTGATCGTCTTCGCCGTCTGTCCGATGATCTCGTACACGATGGTGTCGCTCACCAGGAGCTCGACTGCGTGGGTCTCGGTAATCATTGTTTGTCCTTTCGTCCCAGCCACCGTGGCTGGTAAGAACCATATTACCGACTTTAGATTCTCTTCTGGCTCCGCCGCTGCCGCTTGCCGCTACCGCTTAGAGCTTGGGCAGGCTGAACGGGTTGGAAGGGTCGTAGCCCTCGAACGGGTCGCTCACGGTGGGCAGAGCTGCCGTCTGCTCACGCTTGAACGTCTCGCGGCTCAGCTGCATCGTGCGGCCGCCGACCGCGATGTCAACGGTGCGGTTCACCATGTCAACCGACACGTTCTCCTTCGCGAACGCCGCAACCTTGCGTGCAGCCTTGCGTGTCTTCTTCGACCTGGCTACCTTGAACGCCAGCTTCGCAACCGTGATAATCATTTCTTGTCCTTTGTCCTTCAGCTCGGCCCGGTGCCTAACTGATGAGACCATTATAGGCACTTTAGTTTGCGAAGGGGAGCGGCCCAGTCGGCGACGAAAGGAGAAGCCAACTGGGCCGCAAACTTTGCGAGCGCTACTTGGGAGCGTAGATCGCCTTCCCAAGCTCCTCGAGCTTGTTGATGACGTCGTACGCGAGATTCCACTCGAGTTCCGTGTCCTCGCGTCCAGCCATCCCGAGCTCGGTCTTGAGCATGTCGATCGCTTGCAGCGCGTCCCGCACGTACGCCATGCGGTTCTCAATGATCTCTTCCCGCGTGATCGCCACGTCAGCTCTCCAGTCCCCAGATCATGCGCCACTGCGACGCGATGAACTTTGCCTGGTCCGCGTTCGTGCAACGCATCTCGAAGAGATGAGCGTCCGTGATGTCGCCGGTGGGCGACTGCACCCAGATCTGCACGAGGTCCCTGACGGCGACTGCACCTACGACGGTGCCCTTCATTGCAATCTTGCTGTCCATTTTGCTGTGTCCTTTGTCGTTGTCAACCACCGTGGCTGACATGATCATATTATCCGCTTTAGTTTCTTCTGAGCCTGCGCTGCTCAGTAAAGCTTCTCCCAGAACCGCAAGGGGTCTGAGCTCGGATTGACGAGCGGAACCGCCATCCCCGTGACCAACGTTTCGTTTGAGCGAAGCCACTCCTGGAGATCTTCAAACGTAGCGAACGGCCCAAAGTGAACGGAGTCGTAAGCGCGAGTGTGAACGAAGATCCAACCGCCAATTCTCTCTGTGTCAAACGTGATGCTCATGAAAGCGCCTCGAGCTCGACGTGACGAGTCTCTTGGGCTTCAATCCAAACTCTTGCGCCGCAGGAGTCTTGGTGACCAGGCTGCACTACAACAGCCGCGACGTGATTGCATCCGCAAGGGCAGACGATCTCTACTTTGCGATGATGCGTTGAGCCTTTGTACGTTCTGTCAATGATTGCCGCAACGCCCTGGCGAATCTTTTGCTGATGAATGTGAATGACGTGTTTCACTTTTCGTTTCCACCTTCAATGACTGTCCACACGCTAGTGTTCCACTTTTCGTCGAGCTTCGCTGACTTTGCAGCAAGTCGATGACAAAAGTGATGCCCAGTCAACCCGCAGACGTCCTCGAGTGCTATGACGACGCTACGTTTTGCAGCGAGAATCGCTTTCCGAATCATTTTGTCTCTCCGTTCTTGTTGAGTGCTAGTTGCCGAGGTACGCGGACAGATCCGCTTTGTACTCTGGGCAAAGATTGACGATTGCGCCGTACATCACAGCCGCAGACAGTTCTTGGTCAGAAGTAGTCGACGAGGCGTCCGCGAGTACGCTAACTACTCGGCTGACTGGGTAGCCAGAATCGAGCGTCTGGCACACGAGATCACCGAACTCGATGACGTCAGACTTTGACATGCTGTTCGCTTTTCCAGAATTGTTCAACACGTGCTGATAGTAGGCGTCGTACTTGTTCGTCTGAGCCGCAGTGACTGGGACCGTTTCAGCCGGTGCCGCT